CTTCAGAAGAGCGGCGATCAACCTATGTGACATTGTAGCAAGTCAGGTGAGCGGTGTTGGCAGAAGAGGCGGCGGGACTATTGGCCGTCTGATCAGATGGAACTTCGGTTTAGTCGATCCTTCTAAGCTACCTAAGCTCACCCATACCGGTCTTGATACTGATGACCTCGCTGAATCATTGGGCATGTTGCCAGGTCTTGTCCAAAGTGGCCTACTCACTCCCGATGATGAGTTAGAGCGAGCAATAAGAGAGAGACTTGGAGCAGGTGACCTACCTGAAGATGCACAGAGGTCAGCGCTTGAGAGAACGGCTAGCATGAAGGGCGGCGCAGGTGTGGCCGCTTTAGCTGAGAACCTCATCAAGAGGAGAAGAGCCAATGGTTAAGAAGAGGACTCAAGCCCAAACACCTGCACCCAAGGGTGACCAAAAGAAGGGGAGCTCCAAGAATCCCAAGGGGAGTGCTAGTGGTTCAAGAGGCGGGATTGAGATCGGCGCTCAATCTGTCAAAGCTCTTGAGAACATGAGAGACAATCACAATGACCGCTATAAAGCTAAGTCTAAGAAGGTTGATCTAGGCACACTCAAAGCAGTCTTTAGAAGAGGGGCCGGCGCTTTCTCTGTATCTCATCGACCGGGAATGGGTCGCAATCAATGGGCGCTTGCTAGAGTCAAGACCTTCCTTAAGTTGGTCGGCACAGGTGAGCGAAAGAAGGCATACAACACTGACCTTGATCTCTTACCCAAGGGCCATCCACAGAGAACAGAGAAGAAGTCTGAGTCTTTAGCGGTTCCTGATAAGTATTCTCACATTGACTTCAAGCCACCAAAGGGCGCACAAGAGGCGGCCAAGCGAGCGCTTGAGGTCAGAGCAGATAAGCCAGAGAGTCAGCGGGGGATGACTCCGGTAGGCATAGCAAGAGCAAGAGATCTTTCCAATGGTCAGACACTATCACCTGACACAGTTAAGAGAATGCTCGCCTACTTCACTCGTCATGAGGTCGATAAAAAAGGTTCCACGTGGAACACTCAAGGTAAAGGTTGGCAGGCTTGGAACGGATGGGGCGGCGATGCCGGTTATTCATGGGCGAGGAAAGTAGTTAAGCAAATGAAATCAGCAGATGATAAAGCGCAAGCACTCAGAGCTTATGGGGAGGCAGTCATGCTCTCTGAGGCTTCACCGACCTATGATATCCCTGAGGGCCTTACTATTGGCAAGCCATTTAAGACGCTGGCACTCGGTCAAGTCTCATCGAGAATGAACGGTGAGAACATAGGCAAAGAGATTGACAAAGACCTCCTCACCGAGATGATTCGAGTCTATAAAGAGAGAAGAGAAGCTGATCCGGTCATCATTGACTGGCAACATGCTACCTCTCCATTTCAAGGCGGCACACCTGCTCCACCTGAAAGCGGTTCAGCGCTTGGCTTGATAGTAGATCTCGACCTCAGAGAAGACGGCCTCTATGCAACCCCGGCATATAATGAGCGCGGCTTAAGTGTAGTCAAGCAGGCCGGCGGGATCTTGTGGAGTTCACCTGAGTTCCTCAATGGAGAGGTCTACTCAAGAAGCGGCGGTGACCTTGTAGGTCAAGCCCAACTATTAGCAATCACCCTCACCCCAAGGCCAGCTCAATCAAATGATAAGATTGGGCGAGTCACTCTAAACGAAAGGATAGCATTGATGGACAATATCAATGAGCTGTCTGTTGAAGAGCTCCGTCAACTACTTGTCGCTAAAGATGAGATGGTCAAAGAGCTTGAGCAGAAAATGAAAGATCTAATCTCAGAGTCAGAGAGCTCCATGATGGAGAAGGAAGACAAAGAAGAGAAGATGACCGAGGAAGAGGAGAAGGAGACCAAGATGGCTCACACTCCCGACCATGAAGAAAAGAAGGAAGAAGAGAAGGAAAATAAGATGAGCGAGACTCTTAATCAATCCACTCTACTCTCTGAAGTTCAAGCTCTCAGAGAGAATAACAATAAGCTAGCTCAGCGACTTGAGACCATCGAGGCTGAGAAGCTCGCTGTAGAAAAGCGCGAAGCGGTCAACACTCTCCTCAATGAAGGCAAGATCCAACCTTCAGAGGTTGAGGTGGCAGGCAAAGCCTATGAGCTCCGCAACCTTCAAGGTGAGTTCTGGTCTATGTTCAGCGAGCGACCATCAAACAGCGCGGTCCCATTGGTAGAGGTCGGTCATGGCGCAAGCGGTCAAGAGATCAGCAAGGCTACTCTCGATCAAGAAGTACGTAAGCTAGCGACTGAGAAATCAGTCAGCTACTCAGAAGCTCTCAATCTATTCCGTGAGTCAAATCGCGATTATTACAACTCAGTGTTTGGAGGCTAATCATGGCTAACACAGACAATATCATTTCATTCGTGGCCGCTGAGGCTATCACCGAGTTTGCCTTAGTATCTGTTGATACAGCTGGCAAGATCGTCATCACTGATGATGCTGATGACCGCCGTTGTGTTGGTGTAGCTCAGAGAGCTTGCGCCCTTGGTGACTCTGTTGAAGTCAAGGTCAATGGCATCACCCGCGTTGTAGCCGGTGCGACCATTGCCAACACTGTATCTCTCATCATGGCAGATACAGACGGCAAGGTTGTCACTCATGCAACAAGCGGAAACTTCTCAATTGGTCAGGTTCTACCTAACATCAATCAAGTTTCATCAGCCGCCGGTGATCAGATTTTTATCAACTTCACCGGTCCTCAGAACCTCGTACCATAAGGAGTTAACACATGGCTTCATCATATAGTAATTTACATCCAGTAGATCAGATCTTAACAAGCCTAGTTCAAGAGGCGATTCCAAGTGATGACCAACTCATCGCTGATAAGGTCTTTGAGACTATCCGCATCCCTGAGAGATCAGGTACTCTTCTTCTTGAAGAGACTCGTAACTTTATGGGAGCGGGCGCAGGTCTTGACCTTCAACGGGCCCCAGGTTCTAGCCGCGCCACTATCGGCGGCTTTGATCGTACAAGCCAAACATTCAAGGCTTTGATCTATGCGGCTTCAGACTCCATCGCAATGGAGGACATCTTTGATTCACAGTACCCTGGGTCTGAAGAAGCTCGCCTTGCTAAAAAGGTTAGCCGAGTAATCAAGCTAGCTCGCGAGAAGAGAGCGGCTGATCTTCTTTTCGGTACTGGCAACTTTAACAATGACTCAGCAACTAATGAGTTCGGCGGTAAGTTCAACGCGGCAGGTGCTGAACCTTTAAGTGATCTTCATGAGCTTAAAGATACTGTGTTCGAGGCTGCCCATGGTATCAATCCCGATACCTTAATCTTTGGCCGTCAAGTATTCCGACAGCTTGCACGAAACCCAGAGGTTCGTGGTTTTGCAGGATCAGCGGCCGCCGGTATCGCAAGCGGTGAGCGAGTTCTCAATGACGAGGTAGTGATTGGTGTACTCCGTGACGTTCTCGGAATCCCTAACATCTACGTTGGTCAAGCTCGTCAAGATACAGCTGTCCCCGGTGCGACTGCTTCTGAGTCTTACATTTGGACCGGTGACAGTCTCTTCATGGGTATCCTCAAAGGCTCTGACGCGATTGTTCAGAAGAGCGGTAATGTTAAGGGTATGCCTGTAGCAGCTCTTAACCTTGCGTTTAATGACATGGTTGCCGGTCAGTATGACAGCCTAGATAAGACCCGCCGGTATGTTTACGCTGAGGAGGTCAACGTCTATCACGCTGTTGATTCTACCCTTGGCCGAATCATCACTGACTGTCTCTAAGATGACCTGTCAATGTGGCGCGACTGCTCACCTCTTAAATGAGGTTGATGCAGATGAAGAGGCAATCAAAGACCTCACCCGACAAGTCAAGGGACAGTCAGGGCCCCGCGCTACATTGATCAGAGCTAGAAGAGATCAACTCAAAGCTGAGGTTTCAGCTGAGAGAGCTTTTGCTTCTTCATTAAAGAAAGCAAGAAAGCAACTATTAGAGACAGTGGGAGCGGCGGTCGACGCGGCTAGTCCTCTGTCTCTTCTTAATCTTAATGATGAACAGCTACTAGAATTCATTCTACAAAGTGGAATGGGGTTAGCAGTAGAGGACTTCATCGAACAACAAGAGGCAATCAGAGAAGCGGCTGAGCGAGCAATGAAAGCGGTTCAACCTAGTTTTGGGTTTGATCAGATCGGCGCTCAACTTGATAGCATTCAAGCAACAGCGGTGACCGGGGTCTTTGATGATGTGATACTACCTGACTTCAAGCGCTCGATTAATGAGAGTCTAAAAGACCTCATAGTTGATGTACCGGTTGATATAGTCATGAGCAATCTTGAGCAGAGGTTGAAGCGGTCAGAGGGTCGACAGCTCACCGAGGTCAAGACGAGAATCTCTCAATATGGGAGAGGGGTAACAGCGGTGGCCGCTGAGGCCGCTGACCTTAATCTATATCTCTACACGGGGCCAAGGGATGGAATCACTCGACCATTCTGTAGACAGCTCATTGATCTTGTCGTAAGCAAGTCGCAGATGAGGCGGCTCAACAATGGTCAAGGTTTAAGTGTAATCACAAGCGGCGGCGGCTATAATTGCAGACATAGCTGGTCACCTGTCACAGCTGGCTTTGTTGAAGCGGCTAATCTTGACAGGGCTAAGACGAGCGACATCAAGAGCGCAAACAGTAAAGCGAGGTAATGATGAGAAAAGCAATCACAGGTCAAGACTATCTCTATGAGTGGAACGCTCCAACACCACTAAGCGCAGCACCTACTTTATCAGTGACAGGAGGCTCAAGCGCTTTCTCAGTGGCTATGACTCAAAGCAGATCAGACAGCACAGTCACCGCCATCGCTAGCGACCGGCGCACATTGACACTTAATGCAAGCGCTGACTCACTACAGCGAGATCAAGCCAAGGGCTATCTAGTCACCAATGGCGATACTTGGTTCTCAGTGACTATCTCAAGAGTAGTTGGGACAAGCGCCATACTAGCTGAACCACTGCCTAGAGAGATCGATCTAAGCTCATCAGCTACCCTAGTTTTCTCGATGTACTATGCAACCATTACAAGCGCGGCGGTCACCGGAGTCAGTGGGTACTATGCTTTTAATATTAACTACTCTTCTGATCTTGGTTCTCAGAATCACACGCGACTAGAGAAGGGAACTCTCAAAGTCACACCGAGACCCTTCAACACTGGGCTTGATCATGATGAGTTAGTAGCGACCTTTGCAAACCTAGCCGACATGATCCCACGGAGACAGTCAGACTTCAAAGCTCAGATCAAGGCTAGCCTCGATGAGATCGGCCTTAATATTAGGAACCACTTATCAGCCGATAGCTTGACTGAAGATGAGGTCTTTAACTCAGAGAGCTTCAAGTTAGCTCATGCTTATTGCGCGGCGGCTAGAGTCTATGAGTTGAATCTACAGCTTGATGTAGCTGAGGCGATGAGAGCTCGATGTGATGACTTACTTAACAACGCTCTAAGCTCTGTCACTCTAGACATTGATGGTGATGGAGTGATTGATGAGGGTGAGGAGAATCTAAGTAAAGTAGGCGGTTCAGCCAAAGACTTTAGAGCATCTTGGAAGACATACACTAAGAACTCTAATGATTCATTCTTTACACCTGGCAGAGGGATGAGACACTAATGAGTGTTAAGGTCTCGCTGAATCTACCTAAGGGCCTCTTCACCGCTGAGGACTCGATGAGGCTTGCGCTTAATACAGTCGCGACTGTGAAGCTAAGGACGAGTAAGGGGATCGATGCAAATGGAAAAGCGTTCAAAGATTACTCTGATACTCCCCTCTCAGTTCCCACGAAAGGAGCTCGTCTTAAACCCAAGGGCGGGGTTCCATCAAAGAGCGGCGCTAGTGTCTACTACTCCGGAGGGTATCAACAGTATAAAGAGGAGAGCAGGCAAAGGGGAGGGGGAAGTGATAGCGCTGAGGTTGACCTAGTGCTCTCAGGTAACATGATGAATAACTTTATAGTATTAGAGGCTAGTCAGAACGGCTTCAAGGTCGGCTTAACAAGTGAAGCTCAGTATGGATATTATGTTAATCAAGAGCGTGAGTTCATCGGCCTAACTGATAAAGATGTTGATATCCTAGTTAAGGCTTTTGAGATCGACTTAAGGAGTAAACTCAAATGAGCCAAGGTACATTCTCAGCGCTCACATATTTAGAGAATCTAGTTGAGGGAATCACCCCAAAGACTGACCTGCATCATGGGTTTGTCGCTATCAATAGAGGCGGCGGCTATGCCTCACCACTTGAAGAGAGAGCAAACTCAACACGCTACTTTGAGATGGCGCTTGATGGCTTAGCTTTGGATGACGGGGCCGCCGGTCTTAGTGGTCGAAAGCGGGTTAGAGTCAACTGTCGAGTGAGGTATGATATACCTCAAGACGCGGGCTTTCTCACTCGCCAAATAAATGAAGATACCTCAAGCCTCATCAATACGTTGAAGGGGCCTCAATATGATCTAGTTAATACAGGGATCGTCTCTTTGATTCCCCTTGATGCTAGGCTAGAATCAATCACTGATCAGCAAGGTGAGCGGCTAGCGTTCATCTTAGTCTTACCTTATGACCTGCTTTATCTGGAGGCTTAACCATGGCAGTCACTCACCGTTCTTTATCTATCGCCGTTGAAAGCTCCTTTGGATCTCTCGTTGACGGCCTCCCCTCAAACAGTGGACTAAACTACATCTCGATTCCTTGCGAGCGTGACCCCATCATCATACCAGGTGAGCCGGTAGCGAGTGAGAGGAATGACGCGCGTGATGGTTCTTACTTCGTACCACCTGAACCCGATACCGTTTATTCAGGCGGTTCAAGAGTTCGCCGTCGTACCGGTCAGATTGTTTGTCGTGTTGACCTCACTACCATTGGATCAGCGGCTGATACATATGCTGCTAACTACCTCGGTCTACTACTCGGTGCAGGCTTCAAGACTAAAGTACCAAGTGTATTGAGTGACAGTGTGACCGCTACTAATGCCAATGCTTATGCACCGGGTAGCGCTCCGGCGATCGCTGATATTGGGACATTGATCTCAACCACTTTGGCAGGTCGCGCTGAATATTCAGCGATCACAGACAACGCCGATGCGTCAAGCGATGTAACAATCTCACCTGCTTTCTCTGCTAGCAGTTACAGCGCTGTTAGAGGTCTGCAAACTTGGTACACTCCAAGCCGCACCTCTACAGGCTCATACGATAACTCAGTAGCCTTTAGGGTCGATGGTGTCGACTTTAGATCTGAGGCTTTCGGCTGCGTTATGGAGTCAATGAACATCAGCCTTGATAGTGGCCGCCTTATGGCTGAGTTCACTTTCCAATGTGCATACATCACAGACGATCACGGCAACGCAAGCGGACCCATCGAGCCAAGCTACAACACTGGCGCGGCTCCACTGTTTAGAGGGTCTTATGTTGTCCTCTCATCTACCTCACCTTCAAGCCTAGTCAATGCTACAGCAGGTGATAAGCTCGGTCGAATCGCTGTTGACTGTGAAGATTTCAGTCTCAGCTATACCAACACATTGACCCCACTTGGTCACTCTAACTCTATTCTAGCTATGTCTAATATGGATATTACAGACGTATCAGTTGAGTTATCATTGACGCTTTCAACTGTGAATACCACTATTGCAAACGATTACTTTAATCGAACAGTGAGACAGGTATTAGTGGGAACGGGTCCACAAGGTGACGGCCAAGGGTGCGCCATCATGCTACCGGCGGCCATGCTAACCGGTGACCCTTCCGCTTATGATGTGAGCGGTAATGACATTGTGAGACAGCAGTTAACCTATCAACAGTCTCGATATGCCGGTGACTTCTCTACTGTTGCTTATGAAGACAACGCTGGTAACTCTCCATTTAGAATCGCCCTCGGAGTCTGATCATGGCTTTGACCTTCCTGACATCGGCTGACCTCTCCATAGATATTGTAGTGACCTGTGATAAGTCGGTTGAGTGTAGTGATGAACAGCGTTCAACCTACTTATCTAGTGGTGACCTCAATGACCTTGGTGAAGTTAAAGAGAGCGCAACGCGATTCACCATAAAGGCCCTATCACCTTCTGAGCGTGAAGAGGCTGAAGTGAGAGCAGGCGCATACTCTCGATCTGAGCTTGGTAGAATACTTTGGGTAGAGTCACCAAGTGACACTCAAGAGAAAGCTAGATGGCATCATGCTCTGACTGATGATGAGAGAACAGCTATGGCTGACTATCAAGCATACTTGTCAAGAGTCTACACTGAGATGGTGAGGAGCTCCTTGACACACATAGGTGGTGAGACTGCTAGTGTTGATCAAGTTAATCTCATAAGACCAGACGGCCACCGGCTAATAGTCATGGCTGAGCTAGTCGCACACATCCAGCGGATTAGCCTGCTAGGTATTGAGGGAAAATAGCACTCGCGGCTTCTGTGTGGCTTAGTCACTCAGGGAGTCGCGCTTGGTCGTGTGAACAGTGCCAAGCTAAAAGAGGATTAAGGTCTCTCAGGGGTAACTGTGGAGGGCCATTAAAGCGTGGTCTTCCATTAGTTCAAGAAGATGATCAAGGTCTATATGTTCCAGGCTATCGAGTGGCGCCGGATTGTGGAGAGGCCTTCTCAGATTACAGAGTTAGATCTTGTCCTGTCGCGGGGTCCAATAGAGTAGCTCCTATCATCTCAGCTTATCATAGACATAGAGCAGGGTTAGCCACTATCAAAGAGACATACCCTAAGCCAACGTGTGCTCTACTTGAAGCGGTTGATGTGCTACACTCAAACACAGAGCAGGCGATCTATAGAGCGCAAGAGCGAGCAATGAAGGAGGCTAGAAGTGGCAACTAATACAGTTGAGATTGAACTAGAAGTTAAGGGCGATAAGGAGGCCATTAGTAAAATCGGCGGTGTTGGTGAGGCTGCCTCTGGCATGGCTGAGGCTTTTGATTCCGAGGGGATCATGGAAGGTCTTGAGGGTGTAGGTGATACAGCTTCACAAATGGCTGAGCGATTCAGCACAGATAATGAGAAGCTAGGTGAGGGGCTAGGTGAGCTCACAGGAAGTATCAGCGCCACCATGGCCTCAGTTGTAGGCTTACGCACTGCTTTTGCGGCGGCAGGTACAACAGGCATAGCGGCATGGGCTAGCTTGCTCGGACCAATAGCGGCGGTGGCCGGCGCTCTCTATGGACTCTATGAAGTCTATCAGTTGATTAGCGGTGGCGCTCAAGAGGCTGAAGAGGCTCAAGAGAATATGGCGGCGGCTAGTGCTGATCTTGCTAGTAAACTAGAGGCCCTCGCTGAGAAGGGTGTAGTTCCGGCCACAGAAGATCTATTGGCGTTCACTGAGCAGACTATCTTAGCTCAGTTTGCTAAAGATGCTCTTGAGACGTCGATGACTAAGAACCTTTTACCGGCTATGAAGAAACATCAGAAGGCACTCTCTGAGCAGACTGAACTTCAAAAGCAGGTAAGAGAAGGTGATAAGCTATCAGCCGCTGAAGCGCGTAAACTTGGAGAAGAGATAGTCTCACAGAATACCATAGTAGTAGCGACTAGGGACAAGTTAAGGGAGGGTATCCAAGCTCACTTAGTCCCACTAAAAGAAATGATCACTGGGCTTAAGGGAGCGGGTGAACTTGAACAGAAGTTTGAGGAGATGTCAGCCGAGTCACTCTTGGCAATCATTAAGGAGAATGAAGCTAAAAGCGACGGCTTGCGACTGCTACAGCAACAGACAATATTGACAGATCAACAGGCTAAGATATTTGAGAACAGCCAAAAGGAAGAGCGGGCGGTACAGAATGTCAGGCTTGAGGCAAATAAAGAAGACCTCAAGTTCTTAAGAGATAGAGCCAAAGAGGCCAAGGCCATGCTAGCTCTCCTTGATCAAGAAGCCATCATCAGAAAAGCGGCGGCTAAAGACCTGGCAGATATAAACAAGGCCGCCGCTGATAAGACAGCCGCTGAAGAAGCAAGAAACATGGCTCAAAGCCGAGCAAGGAGAGCGGCGGCAAGAGCTAAGCGATTAGCCAAAGAGGCACAGTTACAAGCTGAACTTCAACAGATCAGAGCCCTAGAAATAGAGAACATCAAGATCAACGGCGCTAGTGCTGTTGAGGTTCTTAATCTTAGGTATCAAGAAGAGGTCAAGCTCGCTAAGGGGAACGCTAATAAGATCTTGGCGGCGGTGAAGCGATACGAGAATCAAGTGACTCTGATCTCTCAAGAGGAGCAGGCAAAGAGAGACATACAAGCTCAAGAGGAGGCGGCTAGAAGGTTGGAGGCTGAGAAGAGGCAAGCCGAGCAAAGAGCAAACCTCATTTATGACTCGATGCAGTTTGATGCAGAGTTAAGGGAAGACTCGACCTCTAAAGAGTTGACGCTTCTTGAGCTTAAGTATGCTCGCGAGCTTGAGATGAATGAGCACACTCAAGAGCAGATCACAGAGCTTAATAGACGGCAGGCCATCGAGCGACAGAACATCATCAATCAATCTATAGACGCACAGATTGAGAAGGTTGGTGAGTTCGCTAATCAATATGGTGCGGGGTTAGCTGAGGCAGCTTATAGTTCTTTGCTTTTTGGTGAATCATTCAGTGAAGCCACAGGTCAAATACTTATAGCGCTTGGAAGACAAGCGGCCATCCAAAGTCTTATGGAACTCGCCAAGGGTACTGCGGCCTTGTTTATACCTGGAGGACAAGCGACAGCGGCAGGACACTTTAAAGCCTCTGCCCTCTTTGCCGGTGCAAGCGTGGCGGCAGGTGTGACAGGTAAATCCCTTGGTGGTGGCGGTGGTGGCAGTAGCGCGGCGGCTTCACCCACTGGGTCTCCACAGATCGCACCTACTCCAGAGAGAGAGACCGCTGAGGAGACGTCTATGGTCTTCAATATAAACTTTGGCGGCGCTGTGATATATGACACACAAAGAGCGGCTGAGGTAGCGCTTGCAGATCGCATAACAAATCTTCAGAATACTAGACGAAGAGGCGCACCAAGGAGAGCTTTCTAATGCCATTAAATAACCCCGCTCCACAGTTCGCTCTTCTCTCTGCTTTTGACCTGCGAGGCTTAAGCGGTGCAGAGGCGTTTACTAGATCAGCAACAGCGGTCAACCTTCCCACTTATGCAAGCTCAGACATCTACGAAGATGTGCTATTCTTTCTCAATAACAGAGAGAGTGAATCAGCGATATATGGGACCGGTCAACTAAGAGCAGATAAAACTTTTGGTGATGCTGCCCAATGGTCGATCACAATCAATGCGAGTGACAAGGTGGCCATCACAGGTCAGCTCCCATTCACAGTTAACTCGACAGGGTCAACTGATCCCCTTGGTATTGGGTCAAGCACCGTTGGCTCTGTGCTAGTAGGCTCTGTCTATGTCGCTACAGCTCCCAACGATTGGACAAGAGGAATGATCGCCCTTGATGATTGCTCTTATACTATCAGCGAGATC